CTGGAACAAATACTGGCGACCAGACAAATATCACTGGCAATGCCGCCACGGTAACTACTAATGCCAACCTGACAGGCGATGTAACGTCAGTTGGCAATGCAACAACCCTCACCAATGCGGCAGTAATTGCGAAGGTGCTTACTGGATTCGCGTCTGGCGCAGGAACAGTAACCGCAGCGGATTCTATCCTTACAGCATTTCAAAAGGTGGTAGGTAACGCTTCCGTGCCAGTCACCATACCTGCCGCAGCATACACAATGAACTATTCACTTTACGGAGGGCTATAACGTGGCCAACACACCAAATGCAGTAATTACCCCACAGCTTGCGGTACTAGGACATGCGGATTTATCGGCAGTCACAGCTTGTTCCACGCGGGGCAAGACGGCAACGGCAGGACTGGCAGCGGCTAATATTTTTTCTTTAGTGCCACTTAACGCTTCGGCAGACCAACGCATAAGCAAGATCAGCGTTAAGGCTACATCAACGTCAATCACCGCTCCGACTGCTGCACAGCTAGTGCAAATATGGCACTGGGACGCGACCAACGCGCACCTGATTACTGAGATAGTTATTGCCGCATTAACGCCATCAACCACAGTCGCTTCGTTCCAGCTTGATACGCTGTTCGATGATTTGGTTCTTCCAATCGGCCACGCGCTTTATGCGTCAACCACTGTTACCACTACGGCCTCGACAACGGCGTTGGAAGTAACAGCTCACGGCGCGAGCATGTAAGATGGCTAATCCGATGGTAATAAAGCCGTTAAAGGTTTCAATGGCGACAGTCTTCTCCAATGCTGGAAATCTGACCGGACCGATGAAGCCTCCGTTGTGGTTAGAATATCAGGCATACCTAACATCAGGCGCACAGTCCGCCTTCACTGTTCCAGCTAATGTGTTTCAGATTTATGCAATGGTATGGGGAGGGGGCGGTGCGGGTAATACGGTAACTGCTGGAAGCGGCGGCGGCTGTGCTTACGGAATCATTGATGTAGTTCCGGGGCAGATTCTACCAGCAATCACGGTTGGCGCAGCGGTTGGCACATCGTCCATCGGGACATTACTTTCTGCTACGGGTGGCGGAAATGCTGGCGGCGCAGCGGGTACTGGTTCAAAATCCCCACTAATCAGGTTGGGCGGTACTGCCACAGGTGGAGTTGGTGCGGCAGCAAAAGGGGGTGCATCTAGCGGCAGTAATTACGCAACGGCGGGATTCGCGTCAACAGGAATTGGCGGTGCTGGGTGGGGAGGCAGTGGTGCTAATAGTGGTGGCGGCGGTAGTTGTAATTTTGCCACGACATCTATCACTGGCGCGGGGACTTACAGCGCATCGGGGCAGGGTATTGCATCTTCTCTCGCTGGGGTTGGTAGTGGTGGCTGGTGCGACATAGCAAACAAAACACTAAACGGTGCTGGTGGTAATTCGCCGGGTGGGGCAGCAACAAACGGCGCGATTGGTGCAGGCGGGGCCGGCGATAGCACAGGTGCAGGTGCTGGCGGAGCTGGTGGTATTGGCGGCGGTGGTGGGGTTGGCACGGCGGCCGCTGGCGGCGTTGGCGGATTTGGCGGCGGCGGTGGGCGTGCAAACACATCGGGAACTGGTGGGGCTGGTGGTATTGGCGGTGGCGGCGGCGGGACCGCAGTAGTAACAGGTGGCGCGGGTGGCATTGGTGCAGTGATTCTATTCTGGACTACGGGATACTAAATATGAGATATGCAATGGTTCACGGAAACACAATAGTCGAGGTTATAAATCATTCACCTGTTGGCAGATACACGGCAGAAGTCGCTAATTTGTTTGTTGAGATACCGGACAAGGACGAAGATATTGTTGGGCTGGTTTATCCAGAGGTAGCACCACCTGCGATTGAGCCTGAAATCAAACAACCAATATCCGTCCTCGACTTCCGCAACCGTTTTACTCAGGATGAAAAGATTGCGATCTACACGGCGGCGAAGCAGGTTGTCGCCATTCAGGTATGGATAGACGACTTGGCATCGGCAAAAGATGTAACTGTGACTCACGACCAGACCATCGCTGGAATTAATGCGCTTGAGTCGGCAGGATTGATAGGCGCAGGACGTGCGGCTGAGATTCTTGCGTAGAAACGATTTCACAACAATAAACAAGGAAGTCTGAGATGAGTGATAATGTTGGAGATGATGATAGCTACCGGGACAGGCGGCTAGACCAGCACAACAGGCGGAGGAGCGACAATAAATTCTCAGTTAGTGCCGCATTTAATATCACACATATTATAGCTACTATAGGTCTGATAGTTTCTATGTTCAGTTGGGCAACAGAAGTTAAAACCATTATCGCCACCAACACCGCCGAGATTGCCAACTTGAAAGCTGAACGAGTGCGCGAAACCGCCGAGTTAAGAACAACCGTTCGTGAGATTGATGCGAAGGTGACGCGGCTCCTCGAGCGTGGGAATGGTGACAGGCAATGATTAACAGTAGACAGATCGCTGACCTTCACCCCAAGGTGCAGGAGTTGTGTAAGAAATTCATTGCTGAGTGCATGGTCGACGGTATTGATGTCATCATCACTTCCACCTACCGCGACAAGGAATCGCAAGACGCGCTGTACGCACAGGGCAGGGCAACCGCTGGTGCTATTGTAACAAACGCTCATGGCGGATGGTCATACCATAACTACCGTTTGGCTTTCGACTTCGCGCCTATCCAGAACGGAAAGATCGACTGGAACAATACCGCCTTGTGGAAGAAGTGCGGGCAGATTGCTGAGGACGTTGGATTGGAGTGGGCGGGACGATGGGAGCATAATCGCGAAATGGCACACTGCCAATTTACTGATGGGCTGAAGATCGCGCAACTTTTTAATGGAGAAATGATCGCGTGAATAATTTTATAGAACGTGTTAAAGGCTGGCTCATTGCACTCAAAGTTTGGTTTCGCACTTTTCCGAAAGAGAAATAAAATGAAAGCTATTAAACGTCGGTGGTTGATGTTGATTAGATCAAAGACAAATCTGTTTGCCACTTTAATCGCTGGTTTAAGCGCGGCGCAGCTTGCCATTCCAGCGTTCATCCATAAAATGACACCGGAGATGTTCGCTGGAATAGGTATCATAATTGCAATGTTGATAGCCTACTTTAGAAGCAAGACTACTGAATCAATACATGATAAGGTAGATCAAGAATGAATCCCTACGTGCTGCTTGCAGTGATACTCTTCCTTGTCGGCTCACATACCACTGCTTACTTTCAAGGTCGTGGAGCGCGTGACGATGAGGTGAAAGTAGAGAATGCTAAAGTAGCAGCCAAAGCCGCTGAGGAGTATAAAGTAGCTGTAGATTACGGCAACAAGAAAGCTGCCGAGGTGCAAGAACTAGAGCGCTCATCTGCTGAGGCATTAACGGAGGTACTAATCAATGTTGCTAAAATCACTACCAATAAGCCTTGCTTGTCTGCTGATGCTGTCAGGCTGCTCAACAAACCCACTAAGGTCTCTGGTCTGTCCCCACGTCCCCGCGACCATGCTGAAGAAAGTGCCGGAGGAGTTGCCTCCGATACCGACATCGTTAACTGGATTGCCAGAGCACAAGATCAGTATAAAAAATGTGCTGCCAATAACAACGGAATAGTCAGCATCTTAAAGCCAGAGGAATAAGTATGCCACTTAGTAAGTTAGTATTCAAGCCGGGGATAAATTTGGACCAATCTAACTACTCTAGTGAGGGTGGTTTTTACGATATGAATATGGCTCGGTTTCGTTCGGGATACCCTGAAAAAATAGGGGGGTGGCAGGTCGACACAACTGAGCAGTACGCGGGTAGCAATAGAAGTGTATTTCCGTGGGTGACAAGTAATGGGAATCCCTTATTTGGGTTAGGTACGCACAGTAAAATATATATCCAGACTGGCGCGGTGCTCCACGACATAACCCCCATTAGGGAGACTTTTACCCACGCAACTGCCCCCACAACAGATAACATGTTCGCCACGACCATATCCTCCACGGCAGTTACGGTTAATTTGTCTGGGCACGGGGCGCTTGATGGGGACTATGTTACCTTTAGTGGCGCGGTGGATATTGGCGGGGTAGTTGCGGCGGATCTTAATGCCGAGTTCGTTGTGGGTAACGCCACAGGCGCCACATTCACTATCACAGTCCCCAGTGCTGCTACATCCACTGTAGCTGCTGGCGGGGGCACGGGCATTAGCGCAGCGTTCCAAATAAACTCAGGCTATTCCGTCACTACATTAGGGTATGGCTACGGTGCCGGGGGGTACGGCATCAGTCCATATGGGAGCAGTTCGTCCATAGCGGTAGTGTTCCCTGCTAGGCTTATATTTCAGGATAAGACCAACGATACGCTCATATTTAATATACGGGGCAGCGATATATACTATTGGATATATGACGATACTTATGCTACCCGCGCAGTATTATTATCCAGCGCCGCTGCTGCTATCGCAGTCCCCCAACAAGTAACAAAAGCCATGTTCGCCCCTTCTGGGCACTTGTTGGCGCTAGGATGCACTGCGTATTTATCAACAGAACCTGCGCCTGATTACCTCGGGGTGTATGATCCGCTATTAGTTCGTTGGGCTAACGTCGATGCTACTATAGGACCGCAACCCGAAGTATGGCAACCCACGCTAACTAACTCGGCGGGGTTCTTGCGGCTGCAGGCAGGGAACAAGATAGTTGCGGGGGTTAGGGCGCGGCAAGAGGTGCTTATATGGACTGATTCTACCCTGAATTCCCTACAGTTTCTCGGCACTATAGAGGTGTTTAGCGCGCAGGAAATATCTGCCACAATAACTATTGCGGGGCCTAATGTAGTGGCCCTTGCAAATAACATAACCTACTGGATGGGGCGAGATAAGTTCTACAGCTATTCGGGTAGGGTAGATACGCTCCCATGCACCCTGCGAAGATATATATTTGACGATATTAACCACGACCAAGACTCCATATTTTTCGCGGGTACTAACAACGAATTCAACGAAGTGATATGGTTTTACTGCTCCGCCACGGCGAACGAGATTGATAGATATGTGATATACAACTACGCAGACAACATATGGTATTACGGGCTATTGTCCAGAACTGCTTGGGTAGATGCAAGTGGAATTAACTCATACCCCATAGCGGCACACAATGGGTGGATGTACTCACATGAGAATGGGCATGATGATGGGCAGCCGTTAGGCGCTGCCCCTGTAGCTATAACTTCTTACATACAATCGGCTGATATAGATATAGACGACGGGGATAAATACATGCTAATTCGTAGGGTTATTCCCGATATTGATTTCGCTAGTTCTGACACAGAAAACAGCGTTACAGGAGCACCCCTAGTGCCTGCAGTTACTATTACTGTTGGGGTGCGCAACTTCCCCGGAGCATCTAGTGCTATAACAAATGCAGAAGGGCTACCTACATACGGTGCAGTAACAACTTCAGCCACGGTAGATTTATTCACTAACCAAGTATTTTTACGCGCTAGGGGTAGGCAGATGAACTATAAAATAACCTCTGATATGGTGGGTGTGCAGTGGCAGATGGGGTCGCCTCGGGTAGATGCAAGACCTGATGGCAAGCGCAACTAAAGGAGATATAACATGGCAATGAATAAGTTTGCTGCGCCCGTACTACCCCTAGCCCCCAACGATTATGATGCGAAATATATGAACCAATTAGTGCGAGTATTAAACATATATTTTTCCCAAATAAGCTCGACAACACCCATAACTGTTGATACAATAGCGTTGAAAGCGCTTCCTACTTCTGCTACGGGTTTGCCGACTGGTAGTGTTTGGAATAATGCCAACGTCCTTAACATAGTACCATAGGAAATACGATATGAGCGGATACTCTTTAAAGCCCGGAGATGCGGGCTACTACACACCAGACGAGAAATTCTCAACGAGCACTCCAATTGATGAATTAATCCGTGGCGGGTATATGCTATCTGACGATCAGGTATCCAAACTAAGTCCCGAACAAAAAGCGCAATATGCTTCTGCTTTCTTTAACATAGCATTGGAGAAGCAACAGGCTGCTACAGGATGGGGCAAACCTACAGGGAACAATGCATCGTTATGGAGCAAACCTACAGGGAACAATGCATCGTTTAAAACACCTCAAGAGTTGATGGGGCAAATCCTAGAATTGCAGGGCCCCCAGTCGACGGGCTTGCCGGTTGATATAAGGGGGCTCGTTAGTGGCATAGGTCAGCAAATAGTTATGGCTCCGCTGCAAAAGCAAAGATATGATCCACGATTCCCCGGCAAAGAAGTAACTACTGGGAAAGACCCCAACTGGGTCAATACCATGGGGCTGATGCCCAAGCTAATCACGGGTGCGGTATTGGGGGGCATGGGGCTTGGTCTTGCGGGGGTGCTTGGCCCCGGCACTATGGCTGGAACTGTAGGCGCGGGATTTGGTAGTGGCGCGGCTGGAGCTGGAGTAGGCGCGGCTGGAGCTGGAGTTGGAGCTGGTGCCGGAGGTTCTTCAATCCCCGGATTAGCAGGGGTTCCGGGAGTAGGCACAGCGGCGGGGACTTTCCCATTAACAACTGTCGGGGCTAGTGGGTTGGAGGCAGGGCTATTCCCATTAACAACTGTCGGGGCTGTAGGTGGAGCCACAGCAGGGGCTGTCGGGGGACTGGGTAGTATACTCCCAGATTGGGCTACCCTCGAGAATGCAAACCGAGCTAGGAAGGTTGTTAACGTAGGTAGGGCACTGCTCGGAGGTGGGGGTAGCGGAGGTGGGGGTAGCGGGGGAGGTGATGGATCTGGCAATACCCAAGCTCCTTATGACCCTAATGCCCCGCTGCCTATCGCGCCTAACTTACCTCGTTTCGCCGCAGGCGGAGGTATTGGTGATATATATGAAACGCCTGATGGTATGGCTAAAGGGGGGTATCTCAATGGTCCGGGGGATGGTATGAGTGATTCAATCCCCGCCGTTATAAACGGAACCCAACCCGCTGCCCTCGCTGACGGGGAATATGTTTTGTCAAGTGATATTGTATCTCATATAGGCAATGGCTCTTCTAAAGCAGGGGCTAAATGGTTAGATGGCATGGTAAGTAAACTACGCAAAGCCCGCACAGGCACCGCCGAGCAAGGCAAACAAATCAACCCCAGTAAATTTTTACCTTATTAAGGATAGCATACAATGACAACTACTACCACTACCTCCAGCGGCCTACCAGAGTGGGCACTGCCCTTTGCGCAGAACCTCATAGCGCAGTCGGCTAATGATATATTTACACGCGACGCTGCCGGGGTAGTAACAGGCATTAAACCGTATGTGCCCTATTCTGGTGAGAGTATCGCAGGTTTCACCCCCGAACAGTTGGCTAATCAGCAACAGTTCGCCCAATTACAAGCGCCACAAGGGTTTCAACAAGGCGCTGCGGGGCTGCAGCAGGGGCAGAATATGGGGTATGCTGCGGGCAACCAAGGATTCAACCAAGCCTTCAGCTATCACGCGCAACCCCAACAAAGCCTAGCGATCCCTCAACAGCATTGGTTTCCTTCAGGGGCAAATACACAGCAGAATCAACCACAAACACAACAGCCCCCGCCGAGCCAACCCCCCTTTAACCAAGGGATGCAAAGCGTAAGTAGGTCGCCCCAACAAACACCATCACAACAACAGGCGTTCCAACAAGGTATGGGGGTTAATATTGTGGATGGGCAGTATACCTTTGGGGCGCCTTCACAAACCCCAGCAACAACTACACAGCCTTCACCAACAACTACACAACCTCCAGCAACAACTACACAGCCTTCACCAACAACTACACAACCTCCAGCAACAACTACACAACCAACAACTACACAACCTCCACCAACAACTACACAACATCCAGCAGACCCGTATGAAGCGTCAAACGCTGCTATTGAAGCGAAGTATGGTATCCCAAAGAGTCACATGGCTCGCGGGGAGACGATGGCTAACTACTTTAAAGCTATAGGTTATACTGCCCCCGGCTTTGCTGAGGGGGGTATGGTGCCTCCTAGTCGTAGGACTCCACAAACACCAGAACAACAACTAGCGTTCCAACAAGGTATGGGGGTTACTAATGTTGGTGGGCAATCAACTTTTGCTGGTACCGCCCCTCCGGGAGTTTCTTCTGCTACCCCACCAACAACTACACCACCTAGTCGTATTACTCCACAAACACCATCACAACAACAGGCGTTCCAACAAGGCATGGGGGTTACTAATGTTGGTGGGCAGTATACCTTTGGGGCGCCTTCACAAACCCCAGCAACAACTACACAGCCTTCACCAACAACTACACAACCTCCAGCAACGGGTGGTGGTGGAGCGATAGGAACTATAGGTGGCGGAACAGGCAGTGGAACAGGCAGTGGAACACCCTTGGTATATGGACTGCCGTATGATGCCAATGCCTCCACCACAAAAACACCCTTTGGACAACAGCCAGATTCTTCTGCGTATCAGTCTCAATACCAGCAGGGGGTTACTGATGTGGCGTTGCGTGAGGCCCAACATCAAGCGGATATTCAGCGGTCTGCGGGGGCTATGGGTTCTATCGGGCGAGGTACTTTCGGTGGGGCTAGACAGGCGCTTATACAGTCTGAATCGGATAGAAACTCCGCGCAGAACATGGCTAATATACAGGCCGCTGGAAGTCAGGCGGGGTTCCAAAACGCGCAGACGCAGTTTAACGCTGACCGTGCCTCTAACATCGGGGTACAAACACAGAATCAGAATGTCGCGTTAGATCAACAAAAAATGTATCAGCAAGGGCAGCAGTTTGAGGCAGGGTTAGGCAGGGATATAGGGCTGGCGGGGTTGGGCGCGGGTAATCAGGCGTCTACTAATCTGGGGGCTTTGTCTGGGCAAGAACAAATAGCGAACCTCAGTAGACTCCAAGCTCAATCGGGTAGCGCGGCGCAAAAACAAGCCTTGCAGCAGCAGATTGACACTCTAAATGCCCAAAATTACTACACAGGTCAGCAGTATGGAATCCAGCGGGCAGGGCAGCTAAATAATTTACTGAATGGGCAGTCAGTCGGGCGGATCGGTACAACTAGCTCCCCAACAAACTTAGGCGGGCAGATAATGGGCGGGTTAGCTACATTGGGCGGGGTGTACGGGAATAACTCGGGGGCTATAAACAGCGGGCTAAAAAGCGCATGGGATTGGGCGACAGGGGACACCTCCGCTGCAGATGCGGCTACCCTATATGGCATGGGGATGTAAGGGTAATATATGAATATCATACAAATACAGAACCAACTTAAAGGGCTTCCCGACCACATTGTTGCCGGGTATGTACAGAACCCCAACGCGCAGGTACCTGCATATCTTGCGCTAAGTGAGCTTCAGCGTAGAAAGACTACCCGAGAAGAATACCAGCAGCAACAACAAGCTCCTCAACAGTCTGTAGCGCAGTCACTAACTTCCCAAGTACCCCAGCCTCAGATGCAACAAGGGCTGGCAGCAATACCCCAACAGATGCAACCACAAGCGCAACCTCAACAAGGGTTTGCTCAGGGCGGTATTGTTGCCTTTGATAAGGGGGGTGATGTAACTGCGGCAACGGTGGCAAAAGTGCGTAACCTATCTAAGCAAGCTGACGCGGCGGCAGCGGCGGGTGATTCTGCTCTCTCTATTAAGTTGAATCGGCAGGGTCTTTCGCTGATGGCTACCCTATCCGCCCCCCATGATGGGAATATACCGTCTAAAAACGATGCTGTGCGGGAACAAGCAGCGGCAATTGCAAAACAAGCAGACCGCGCCGCTGCCGGGGGAGATACCACTAGCGCAAATCAGCTTTATAAGCAGGCAAGCGCTCTTTTAGATAGTACGGCGACATTCGCCGCCCCGCCTAGCAACTACGAACCTAACGCTCGCCAACCTTGGCTCTCGCGGGACCCGACCTATGAAGCCATAGCTAATGCATCCCACCCGCAACAACAGCTCCCGCGCCAAGGTTGGGTGTCGCCCGACGCTGCATACAGGCAAGAAATTGCTACGGCTCCACAGGGAATAGATGCGATAGCTGCACCAGCACCAGCACCAGCACCAGCACCAGCACCAGCACCAGCACCAGCACCAGCACCAGCACCAGCACCAGCACCGCAAAGACCCTCACCTGTAGTAGCGGCACCAGCAGTTGCAGTGCCAGCGGCGGGGATAGCTGGTATACCTGAATCCCGCCAAGATGACGGTTGGCAGCGGGGCAACGACGCGATACTAGCTCAGGAGGAAGCGCAAATAACCCCAGAAATACTCGCCCGGAGAGAAACAATGGCGAAAGTCTTCGCTGCGCGGGAAGCGGGGGACAACAAAACAGCAGAGGCACTGCTTGCTACTGTGCTCCCCCCAATGAATATAGCACTAACTGCTGTACCAGAGCCAACTAAATCACAAGGGATTGACTCAATAAAAAATCTCCCTTATGAAGATGCCTATGGTGCTGATTATGCTTCATATGATAAGAACTCCAAAGCCCAAGCCCAAGCCCAAGCCCAAGCCCAAGCCCAAGCCCAAGCCCAAGCCCAAGCCCAAGCCCAAGCCCAAGCCCAAGCCCAAGCCCAAGCCCAAGCCCAAGCCCAAGCACAAGAACCGCCGAAGGAAGCAGAGTACCCCCCGGGGGCAGTTAGTAAGTTAATGACACAAGCTCCCCCACAATCGCAACAAGGTATAGCTGCCATAGCAAGCGCACCGGAAGAGGGAGATGACGAGGAAGAGGTAACTACCGCCCCACAAGCTCCCCCACAATCGCAACAAGGTATAGCTGCCATAGCAAGCGCACCGAAAGAGGATACATCCACAAAACCACAAACCCCACTGGAAAAAGCGCGGGCAGTATATCTAGCGTCCATGCAGCCTGATGTAGTATCACATAACGAGGCCAGAGCGCACATGAAGCGCCTAGATGAGGTGTCTGCCGCGAGGGAAAAGACTAAGAATTATGACGCCTTGATTAAGGGGGGTTTGGGTATGATGGCAGCAGCTTCACGTCCGGGGGGTACATTCTTTGGCTCGGTTGCCGCAGGTGGCGAGGCAGGTGTGAAGAGCCTAGATGATGCCCGCGCCGCTAAAGTCGCGGCGGAAGAAAAACGCTTCGCCCTACAGCAACAACTGAATCAGGCAGAGCGCGCAGAAAATATAGCTATAGGGAAGTTCGGTGTGGATAGCGCCCAAGCCGACCAAGCAAGGGCAGACACTAAAGAAGCAGCTAAACTGAAACACGAGAATGAAGCAGCTATACACAAAGCCACTAATGACGCACATATCCGAGGGGCAGAACTGGCTAAAGAAGGCCAGATTGGGGCGGCAGGGGTACGTGCTTCGGTTGTAGGCGCTGGTAAGGATGCGGATACGAAGAAACTGAAAAAGCTAACCGCCCTAGATGCCTCATATGACAAGGCCATAAAGGTAATCAGTAAGAAGAATTCATTTAAACAGACCGCAGAAGACAAGGCGGCTATAATTCAGCTTACAAACTTGCAGACTAAAAACCGCCTCCGTATGGAGGCTCTAGGTCGTGGAGAGGATATTGGTGATGTGGAAACCTCCGCCCCTGATACCACCCCAAAAGGCGGCCTAAAAAAGACAGGGCCATCTTCGTTTGACTACACCCCCAAAACCTAATTGGAGTAATTATGCCTGCGGTTAATATAAAAGGAATAGGGCGCGTAAACTTCCCTGACTCGATGAGTCAGGAGCAAATCATTGCCGCTATTGAAGACGACATAATCCCCCAATACAAAGCGGAACACCCTGAAAATACGAACTTCTTTGCCCCCTTACAGCAGGGTTTGGCTAGCACAGTTCAGCAAGTTGAGTTGGGGCTTGGTAGTTTAGGTAGGACTGATGAAGAAACTAGGGCGCAAGCGGAGCGTAACGCCGCCGCTAATAAAGATGCGAACATAAAAACAACTAGCTGGCCTGACGTTAAAAAGGCGTTTGGGGCGGGGGAACATCCCCCTATTACACTGGAAGAACCGGGGGTCACTGGTGTTATTCCGGGGTTGGCGGAAGCGGCTAAGTTTTCAAAAGATGCTATACTGCAGTCATTCCCAGCAATGGGGCCTAGTGTTGCAGGGGCGGAAGCTGCTGCTGCTGCTGCGCTCTCTCGCGGCGCGGGTCCTAAAGGAGCATTGGTTGCTGGAGGGGTTGGTGCAGTCATCGCAGGCGTTCCTCAGTTTATCGGGTCTAACATCGAGGCTAAGATTGAAGCAAAAACGCCCGGACCTCTTGTTACCCCCGGAACTGTTGCTTCTGCTGTAGGGGAATCGGCGCTGGAAGCGACTGGAGTTGGTTATGTGTTGGGTAAGCGGATAGTTAGCAAGATAGTTGGCGCCCCGATAAAAGACGTAACTGAACAAAACCTGCTGAAAGCGGCGAAAGAAACCGTCGCGGGGTACGCATTACTCCCCATAAAAGGCGCTGCGGTTGAAGGTCCAGTAAGTGTAGCGCAGAAAGTATTGGAGAGGGCGCAGGCGGGGCTTCCATTAACCTCACCAGATGCGTATGAAGACTACGAAAATGAGTTTGCTGGGGGTGTTGCTGGCGGCGCACCTATGCGGGCGGCTTCGGGAATACATGATATAAGGCAAGCAAAAAAAGACCTGCAGGAATACAAACTCCAAGAAGCAGCCAAAGCCCGTGCGGAAGTAATGAAAGCGGGGCAGGAGGAAGAGCAGAGGCAGCAAGATATAATAGACGAAACGGATGTTCAAGGGCGAGATATGGCCCAAGCGGAAATGGCAAACCAAGACGCGGATATTACTCCCCCGCCGCCAGACTATGACCCAACAAGAATACCAACAGACCCACAACCTACAACCCCTAGTTCCTTTGATGAATGGAAGCGGAACACAGGTAGTAGTGATCCTGCAGCGTACCGTAGATATGTAGATGCGCTGCAGCCTACTGGTTTTGACCCAACAAGAATACCAACAGACCCACAACCTACAGCCGCGCCCTTTGCGCAAGATGCCGCGCAATCTACAGTAATAAATGACGCTATGCTTACTGATTTGGGGGTGCGCCCGAGTGATAAGAAGGTGCGCAATGCGCTCAAAAAGGTGGGGGACTTATCCACTCAGGAGAACATCGACGCTTTTAAAGACATTCTAACCGACGAGGCAAACGGCAAGGGTAATTTATCTGAAGCTAGACAACAAGCTGCCCAACTTGCATTAGAGCGGTTAGATGTGATAGAATCTAAGCTTCGCCAACAATCGGAGGTAATGAATGAGTCAACCAACCGCCCCAGCCCTAATACTCAAACGAGTGGAAACACAAGTGATGCTGTCGGATCACGAACTGAGCCGAGCGTTCCATTGCCTACACAGCGGGCACCAACCACAACTCAAGAAACTCAAGTCACTGAGTCCGGGGGAGTGGGAGTTCCTAGCGGGGATGCTAACACAAACAATGCGGTCAGTGGAGTTCGCGAGGGAAGCAGGCAAGATACACTAGCAGCGCAGGAAGAGTGGGCAAGCCTAAGCGATGTTCCATTTGAATCACTGACCCCCGCTGACCAATCGCGGGTTGTAAAAGCATACGAGAAAGGGCAGTCCCATGAAGATGATGTATCACCGATGCAGGCTGTGGCTGCGCAGATTAGGCGCAGAAATTCGCAACTTTCCAAAGAATCCAAGGATGAGTCCAAGGAAGACGTACCGCCCGTAGAACCAAGCACAACAGAAGAAGTAAATCAAGCTATGGGGGAGTTGCTTACCCCCAACCAAATAGCGCGTAAACCACCTATCGTAGTAAACGACCTTTCAGGCCTTGAGGGGATTCTCCCCAGCGATGTAATAGCAGACGTTAAGGCAGGAGGCGCTAAGGCATTCGTTCATAAAGGGCAAGATTATTATATCGCCAGCCATATACCTAAAGGAAATGCGAAAGGTACGATCCTGCACGAAAAAGGAGGCCACTTAGGGCTGACTAAACTGATAGGTGCGAGCAGAATCAAAGCCTTAGCTAATCGTGTTAATACGTGGGCTACATCAGCCACTTCCCCTATGTTTGGTAAGGAAAAGGCTGAAATAACTATAGCTAAAGAAGCTATAGCGCGAGCTAATGCGTCTGGGGAGCCTGTAGGCTCTGACCGATATAACCAAGAAGTTGTTGCCTATTTCACAGAAATTGCCGTTAATAAATACGGGATTGACCCGCTTGAAACACAACCAAAAGAATTCGATAAAGTTGTCGGCTGGCTTCGTGATCTTTGGGCGGGTATTACTGATTCATTGCACAAACTCCGCTACGCCCCAGAGACACTAAAAGCTAAAGACATAGTTGATTTAGTCATGGGCGCCGCTCGGGTAGAAGCAATGCCTGATACCAAAACAACCCCCACAGCGGAAAAGACAACAGCCGATGCCCCTGCGCAGTTTTCATTTGAAAAACAAATTCCTCCATCACCAGCAGATAAGGCTATCGCTGCGCAAAATGGTATCCGCCTCCCAAAACGACTAACACAAGAGGGCGTGATAGCTAAACTTAAAGCTCGGTTCAATGAGATAACAGATAATGACCTTTGGGGGTACTTAGCGCAGAAGAATGTAGGTGCTGGGGAAGCCCACGCACTCAAACACGGAACGATGTATGGTACTGGAGAGCGACTGAACCCCCTTACTGGGAAAGAGGTTGGGTTTGTAAACCTACATAGAACCCTACAGGCGGATAACATCGCTATGGAGGCAGTGAATCGTGGGTTCCCGCAACTAGACAAAGAAGGCGTGGCGCATGTAATACCCGCTGCCAGTAATATGAGGGCTTTGGCTGGTATATCCACACAGATACGCGCTGATATGAAGGCCGATGGGATGTCAGATGCCTTAGCGGATACGTCCATTGATTATATGCTCATAGCAGACCGACATAAAGAGCTAGAGGCAATGGGCATAGATACAGGCATTACCAACGCTGAGTATCTTTATGGTAAGAAGATGCAGGCTAAGTATGCTGCACAGTTCCGGGCGTGGCGGGATATGCACCAGAAGATAAGGGAAAAGACCATGCAGTTCTTGGTTGATACCAACTTATTTACCCCTAAGAAAGCCCGCGAGTTCCTTGACAGGATGGAGTATGTGCCGTTCAATCGTGAGATTCCCCCCGGTGAGTCTACAGGAGCGCACTTGCGCGGGCTGCTATCAGCTAAAAAAGAGCATCATATCAAAGGTGCTGGCGGGCTGGAAATAAAAGATGTGATGGAAAATATCATTAATAATCAAGTGTTTTTGATTAAGCGCGGCATGGCTAATAATACAGCTAATCTCGTTGCTGATGATATGATGCGCATGAATAAAGATGATAACACGCAAGGTGGGTTTGAAATACCCCGCGATGACAAACAGGGCAACAACGTAGAATATCTCAAGCAGGGGCAGTCGCAGTGGTTCAAAGTTCTAAATAGGAATGACGCGGCAATATTCCATGCGGCTCCAGTTGTAAACAATATAGCGGTGCGTATAGCCAGAACAGCTACAGGTATGCTGCGTAAAGGCATTACCCTGATGCCTACATTTACCTATAACCAGCTACTACAAGACCCCCAACGGGCTTCCTTCACTGCGGGCACTACGTCAGGTGTATTAGGGTTAGCCAAAACTTCCCTGCCGGAGTTTCGCAAGAACGCTTTTGGTGGAGAATCCCCCCTTGCTAGAGAAGGCCGTGCGGCAGGTATAGTAGGCGCTATTGATTATCAGGATACTTATGATAACTGGAACAAAGAAGTCCGTGGGGCGACGCGCACGGGTATATCCAAGTGGTTTGAGAAGGCCGAGCGAATAGCACGGGCGCAAGATTTATCCAACCGCCTTGCCGTGTACAAAGACGTTATGGATCATGGGGGTACGCAGAACGACGCTACTGCCCGGGCTATTATGATGTACAACTACCAGAATCGCGGTCAGGGGCAGCATGTTAGTGTGCTTATGGCCCTTGCTCCGTTCATAAATTGCCGGGTTCAGGGGGATTATAGGGTGCTTATGGCCCTGCAGGGGCGCCTTCCGGGGGTAACTAAAGCTGAGGCTAAGAAGCTAGTTGCGAAAAAGATACTTACGTTTGCGGCGTACACAATGATGTACACTATGGCTACCTCGGGCAGTGATGACCGGGAACGTGCAGACGAGAATACCGCGAACAATAACTTTTTGTTGGGGGGAGTAAAAATACCCGCTACGCCTGAGTTTCTACCACTGAAAATAGCCATAGAGAAAAGCTACCGGATGATGGCAGGTAACATTAACGAAACCAAAGGGAAGTTTGCTCAAGCTGTGAGCAACGCCGCTAAAAATCTGCTCGTTGGCCCAAGTGACATAAACCCCACGGCGATTAAGCCACTGGTAGAAAACGCATTTAATCACTCTACCCTTACTGGGAAGCCGTTAGTTGGGTACACGCTGCAACAGAAAGATGTTAACATGCAGTTTGGTGACAGTACTAGCGAGTTCTCCAAAGCTATAAGCGATGAGTTACAGAAGTTGGGCGGTAACACAGCCAACATGAGTCCGATAAAGATAGACAACCTCATCAAGGGGTGGTTCGGTAGCGTGGGGCGCGACGCCTTGTACACCGTAGATATGTTAGTAGGTGACAAACCTGCGCAAAAAGCGAACCGTCTGCCCCTAGTTGGCGGGATATTTTACGATAAGGAAGGCAATGCTCGTGTATCTGACCTGTATGATCTGGCAGACGAATCCAATAGGGCGTGGAATACCTTAGCTGACCTAGAGAAACACCACCCAGAAAAAGCTGAAGCGTATCAAAAAGCGAATCTCCCACTGCTTAGGGTGCATGACAGCCTGAAAGATATGACCTCGCTGTTGAATGAAATGCGAGAAGCTAAGAAAGCTGCGGTACGGGAGAACCCGGCAACCGCAAGAGCGGAAATCAGCAGGCTAGATGCGATGGCTAATAAGATACTGGAAAAAGAACTACCAGCGATAAGAAAAGAACTAGGCAAATAACAAACCCCCGCATTGCACGGGGGTAAAAAGACTTACAGAGAATGTTGCATGGATAGAATAGCTTATAAATCACGGATTGTCAATGTTTTTGAGATATTCTAGTCCTTTTGGGGATATTTTGAATGTCATGGGGGATATTTCAAAGTTTGCGGGTGGCACCGCCTCACTATCAATACTAATTAACCCTGCTTTCCATAGCAGCCCTAACCCCCCACGCTGCCTAACTCCAATAAACCCCCTATCCCCATGCTCCAGTAGCAGCTTCAACAATAAGTCACGCATTTTTCAGGTACTCCAGTCCTTGTGGGGTTATGTTATATTTTTCTAGTTCTCCAAGGCCTAAATAACCCGCACGAATCATAGAAAAATACTCATCTTGGTGCCAGTGGGGCCACTCAAACTCCCTATCCCCGTGCTCCAGTAGCAGCTTCAACAATAAGTCACGCATTTTTCAGGTACTCCTTAGTCTTAGCCGCCGCCCTATATATGTCTTCGTGGGATAGCCCCGCCACCGCTGCCCAGTACCTCAACCCTTCCCCCGTTAAGAACTGAGTGCCTGATATATATGCCTCTTTCCGCTTATATATTGGGGTAGGTATATACGCATCGCCGTTGCAGTAATCCGAGATGGCCTGCATAATGACCCCTACAGCCAGCCTATGCTCTGGCTTATTTTCATCTATATTGGTATATAAACCGCGCCTAATTGCGTTCAGTATAGAATAAATATTCGTGGGTAGCACCGGGGTCTCATCTGGTGGGGATATAATGGCTTCTATCGCTGCCACGGCTTTGTCTATATTCATGCGACTCTCCAAATTATTACCCCTAAATACCCATTATACACTACTTGTTTACATTTTGTCTGTATTTCTAACTCATCTGACACTTTATTTATTAACTTCTTGGCCTTGCCCGCCTCCAGCGTGGGAATAAATATGCTGTCCTTAACTATCATATGCTCAATCGGTATGTCAATATGCCCCCCATCAGGCAACTCAATCAGCATCGGATTTCAGGTACTCCAGTCCAGCGGGGGTTATTTTTAGCATAGTTATTGGGGGGTTGGGCCTAACCCCATGCCGGACTAAATACCCCGAGTCAATTAATTTAAACCAAGGTATAGGCTGTAACAGCTTATAATCAAACTCCCTATCCCCGTGCTCCAGTAGCAGTTTCATCAGTGTCTCACGCATTTTTCAGGTACTCCAGTCCAGCCGGGGTTATTTTGTACCCCAAACGTTCCTTCCATATTATATAACTATGCTCTAGTAGGTCTCCGTAGTGCGTATCCCCCCCATAAGGCCCATAAGGGCTATAATGCCCATACCCCTCGCCATTTTCAAGCACCCAGCGCAGTAACCTCTCCCTCATCAATCCTCCCACATAGACATATCAAGCCCAGCCATCTTGGTATCGAAGGTAATAACCCTGACTGATGCTGCTACAATACCCGTACCTACCGCCAGCCTGCGAGACTCTATTTTACCGCCAGATAGTGCAGTCAAGCTGCTAAACGAGTACTGTTTTTTGGCACAGTATTCCCTTAATACCGCTGCGGATAGGCTTAACTTACCTGTATCTGGCTCGTATCTGCCTATGATTTTATTAATATTCTTGTTGCGCGGGGCATCAAACAGCCCTGTTTTTGGGTCGGGGTATCCGTTGATTATCAAGATACTGCTGTGATTCTCCCCCATGAAATTAGCGATCAAGTCGCAGTGCTGCGTAACCCCTTCTTTGACTTCCCCACGCATCCGTTGCACGTAGGCAACCATGAACAGAATATTACGCTCTATATCAAAGTCATGGAGTCCTAAACTCTTGGCAATATACGCTACTGTATATGCAGCAGCTACACAGGATGACCATTTACGCTCCTTGCTAGTGAAGGCAAACCGTTTATCCATGATGGCTTGTGTCTGTAATACTATCCTTTTAATATCTTTAACATTCTTAACCAGCCATGATGTGAATATATGCCCCGCTACCCCATAGTTATCGTTCATCTTCGAGAACACAGCATCCGCTTCTGCCTTGGGGATTACCGGAGTTCCGCGCATATCAAACTCGAACAGGCGCATGTTCTCCCCCTCTGCTGATGCCTTATATGCGGAAACCTTATCACGGATTGATGCGTTAGCCGTTGTGAGTACGTTTAGGTTCCATGTTGTATTATTCACTCGTTCCACATTAGCGCCACTTGTCATTCTAGCGGGGCCTTTGCCGTGGGTAGCCATATACAGAATGTCACTGCAGGGCTTCGCTTCTTTATTGGTAAGCTCATCTACTACTACCGCCATACTATGAAATACCCCCATCCGATTAATAAGCGCGGCAACAGTATCATGCGGCATACTCATCATTTCTTTAGGGTGCCCCCAAATACTATTACATGCCATACATAGCGTAGTCTTACCAATCCCAGACTCATCGGAAATCATGGAGGTCATCATGCCCTCAACTTCAATATGCTTCAAGAACGGCGAACTTAGCGCGGTAAAGAATATAAACTGATGTATGTCAAACCCCGGCAGTTTATATATGTCAATTACTTTTCTCCATTCTTTTATGTCGCCTTCCATCCTGAACATGTGTTGGTAATTAGTAGTCGCATTTGATGGGGGGCAGTGCCTTATTCCATCCTTAGAGTATTCCCTAGCGCCTATCACAAAGCTATCATCATCTTGCCACCCCATCTGCGTCCGTGCCTGCTCTTCTTTGCTCATCCTCTGTAGCTCCTTCGCCATCAATATTAAGTAGTTGCTTAATTCTACCACAGTTTTATCTGACGCCGCAACCCCCTGCTTACAAATAACATCTCTTAACCTATCCTTGGAGCCTACTGACTGTAGCGGGATATTAAAGTTTCTAACGCCATCAAGGGGTAGATGTAGTCTACAAGCCAGAACTTGCCCGTCAGCCGGGTCATATAATCTCGCATGGGCATAAAAATCATTCTCATAAATTAGTACGTCATCAAAAGTGCCATCTTCGCATTTAGTTCGTTTATAAATACCCCCATGTACCCCGCGTGAATATGGTGCAGGAGGCACGGGTATTACTACCTTCAGTTCTTCCTGTTCGTAGGCCTCTAGGTTCTGGTCTGGTGTTGTTTCTACGGCGTCATCCACAGGCTCCACAACCACTTCAGGCGCGATGTTTACCGTTATTGGGGCTTTGATAGCTATAATCTCTTTGCCGAGCTGTATGGGGCTTGTAATGCGCCCCCAATGAGTGCATGAACTACATACCCCTGCGTTAATACTATCTAATGTGGCACAAGTGTAGGGTCCTTTAGTTTGCTCTGCCTTCTTGAACGACTCATCCATATCATATTCAGGGTGTTTGTTAGATACAAACGGTATTGCCTTTTCCCTGTCCGAACACTGCTGTGCTATCGAGAGCATCCCCCTCCATAAAGGCTCTTCAATCTCTGCTTGATTCTGCACCCCTAACAATATCTGCTCACATCCTGTGCCTGCAGTGCTACGCACTAAAATCTTCTTGAAACTAGATTCGGTGTTCCCCAATAGGGCTTGAGTTGCGGCGCTTACCCCGCGTTTATGGGGGTTCTGTAAAGCGCGAAACGGCTCGTATGCTGCCTCGACTACGCTACTAAACTCACTGAAACTTACTACAGGGCTATGTCTGATTAGTTCCACCTTAGATGGTGGGTTAAAACGGTAGTTATAGGTATCTGGTATGCGCAGTATCCTCGCGCTGTCAGCCGTACACGCTGGGTCTATCCGTAATCCTGTCTTGAGGCATACGGTCTTTAGTTTATCTGCGAGGGGTTGCCACAACTCCGGGGTCACTTCTTCTTCCAATATCCAGTACACATGCCAGCCGTTACCCGAGTCGACAATAGTAGGCCGAGGGAACTTTTGCGCTTTAACGAAGTCTATTATAGCTTGCTTGCCTTCATCCTTATTGGCATAGTCCTTATTAGGTAGCATATCCTTGCAGTCCACATCAAGCCAGAAAGACTTAACTGCCCGCACGTTCTGCTGCCCGCGAGAAGAACTATCCTTAAACGAAGCCATTGCATAATAGGCGTTTCTTCCAGATAAAGATGCTATCACACCTTCAGTAACTAGCTCATCTGGGGTATCGTGGAAAGTCTGGTGTACCGAACCCTCTAGTATTGTGTTAAGGCAATACACCCCCTGCTGTGGCACCACGCTTTTAATTAGCGTATCCATATCAGTCAATCATATCCTGTTGGTTTTCTTCGTATTCTTCCATCATCCCACACTCATCTAGCACACAGAGGTAGCGGATAACCGCTGCTTGTTCCGCCTCAGTAAACACATATCCGTATGAGGCCAGTTCGTCGAGCTGTTCCTCGATTTCCTCCACTAACCCGGCTTGGTCGTTCCCGTAATCTTCGTTGCTCATCTGTTTACCCCCAAGAAAATAAAACCCCCACCAATATGATGGGGGCGCGTAAACCCCAATACTTACATATTTTCCCACTCATCAATTACGGAATTGATTTTTTTGGTGTCTCGTTCAACCACTTTAGGCTTCTTGGTAGGCTCTGCAACAGGGGTTTCTTCCACTGCCCTCTGCTCCACCACAGGAGCGAGTTTCTTTTGTTGCGTACTTTCTGCACCATATGCAATTTCTCCCGTAGCTTGTCGTGCTTCTTTAGTGTCTCCCTGCTCTGTGATAACTACCAGCTCTTGGGGGGTCAGGAACCTATTAGCCGAGAACGTCAGCTTTGGTGTCGCGGCATCCGTATCGAACTCCATGTTAGTCACAACATCATCCACGTTTACATTATTGGACTTCAGCATCTTAGCGTAGGCTTCCAGTGGTAGCTGTTGCCCATTAACCCCATCCCCGAACAGGGAAGTCGCAGGGATATTAAGCTGATACACCGCCCCCTCCATATCACTCTCTTGCACCACCGCCAACCGCCTAAAGAACCGACACGCCCTCGAGTTGTTTTTACCCGACCCCGCGATATTCTGTGGGCACTCTTGGCATTTAGAGGCTTGGGGTTCCTCGCTCTGCGCGTCTGGTTTATCGCCGCTTAGAGAAGTACATAGTGGCGCTACCGCAACCCCCCGTTGGTATACTACTGTTGGGTCATAATAAGCGCGACTGGTGGCAGGGGCAGGGCGAACAATAACGATGTTCATATCCCTAGCTTTAGTCTTGGCAATTTCCTTACCATCGACAATCATCCTGAACGTACCGCCTTCGATTGATATACGCTTACTTGATGCCCCTTTACCTGCCAAAGCAAGTGTTGCTGCGCTTGCTGCCCTTGCTGCGATGTGTGCTGGTACTGCTGTGTTACCGTCAAACAATGTAATGTCGTTGCTCATAATTTATTCTCCTGTAGTCTTTCTTGGTTTAGTAATTTTAATTGTATATTCTCTCGACAAGTTCAAGCCGGGAGGGAAGTCATCTGGATGGGTTAATATCCATTCCTTCATGTTAGTCTGTGATACCCGCTTTTCTAGCAACTCTAACGCTCCGTGGTCTGCGATATACTGGTGCAGCGCGATCCAATCTCCTGTCCAATACCTCTCAGTAACACCTCTAGTCACCGTACCATACTTAGTACGGCTTGACTCTACTCCCTGCTCCTTCATCAAATCGCCTATTGCTTCTCGCACCTGCTTCCTTTTTTCCGCTATCGTTTTTACTTCCTCTTCTAGCTCATCGATCTTCACCCCCATCTTTTTATCTACCATAACCAACTGCTCTAAATTATACTCCGTTTCACTATTCATGTAACACCTCATCATATAAGTCAATCAACTTCATGTGGTGGTCTACCTTCGCATTTAACATTTTATACATCTTTTCCTCCGCTGGGCTGCCTTGTATCATTATAACAGTAACTTTATGCTGCTGTCCGTTCCTGTGTGCGCGGGCGTTAGCCTGTAAGTACGTTTCCACACTAGCCGTTGGCCCGAACCACACTACCGTATTAGCCGCAGTCAAAGTAATCCCATGTGCCGCAGCTTTCGGTTGGATAATCACTACTCTTAGTGTATCACTTTCTTGGAAACTGTCAATAATTGCTGCGCGTTTTGTCGCTGATACCTTGCCATTAATGACCGCACAAGCTATTTTTTTCTTCTGTAAATATGCCTCAATAACTTCTATTGTGTGAGTGTAGGGTACAAATACTATCACCTTTTGTAGGCTCTCGTCAATAACATTCTCTAATTCCGTCAACCTATTTGTTATATCGAAATATATAGGCGCCCCATCATCACTGTAACACGCGCCGCAACTAATTTGCAAGAGCCGTGTCATCTGTACCGCAGCGTTAACCGCAGTGATTGTTTCCCCCGCCGCAGTAATAAGCATCTGTTTCTTCAGCATATTGTAATACTTCTCCTGCTGTGGGGTCATAGGCACGTCCCGCGTTTCGTACATCATATCTGGCAGGTCTAAGCATTCAGCCTTTGTGTAGCGTATCGCTGGTTGTAGCGCCGCGAAAACTATCTCGTTTGCGTTAGGCTTTGGTATATACCTAAACATAGATAACTTCTGCATCACGGTATCACGCCACGCCCCAAAAAACCTAGGCACCCTGTCAGGACAAACTAACTTAGCTAACCCATACGCATCTTCTGGTGACTGCGCGGCGGGAGTTCCTGTCAGTAGGGCTAACCTAGGACTTACCACAGCTAACTTATTAAATGCCTTCCATCTGTCCGTCCCGATATTTTTTAACGCTGTTGCTTCGTCTGCTACAATAAAGTCAAACCCCGCCTCCAGTAGTTCGGGTAGTACCGTCAGTATGCCATCATAATTAATAATCACTAACTCATACTTACCACGAATAATACATCTCCGCGTCTTAACTGAACCATGTGCAATCCCTACCGACCTGTGGGGCAACACAGAGAATAGATCTTTCTGCCATGCTGCCTTCATAATAGACAGGGGGCACACAATCAGTACCCGTTTCACCTTCTTATGCCGCAAAAGATAATCAACCGCCCATGCCGTACTTGCTGTCTTACCCACACCCATCTCGCTAAACACAAAACACTTAGGATTAGCCACAATAAACGAAGCCGTATCCTTCTGGTGTATCATCGGAGTAAACCTGCCACTCCAAGCGTAGTCCTTGTATATAGTCGACGGTACCTTATGAACCCCAAGCGCAGTTAATGTAGCTACATTGTCATAATCCCACTTAACCAGCACCTCATGCAGGTCATCCGATACTTGCCGCACATACTTGCTAGTCCCAATAAGCGATGTGTACTTTCCCGGATCTCTGACATTAATGAGAAGTGCTTTGTTTTCAATTATTTCCATTATGTCTGTTCAGTAATTCCGCCAGCCCATGCGCGTATTTAATTTTATCCTCTAATGTTGCCCACTCTCCCCCTACGCTTAGTCCTACCGCGTTAGTCGGATCACTGCTAATTACATCCACCGCGCCTAACAAACTCTCCACCCGCCACGGTCCTTTATCTGTAAATGTTATGCCCATACTTCCTCCCATGATCCTGTTAATGCGCCTTTGGCATAGTCTGTTATTACTGTCTCAAACATATTACCATGTATCGGGCTGTTAATAATTTCTTCTACCCACGGTAGTGGATTGCGCTTCACTTTGTTAATACCCTTCAAGCCCAAACCAATCAAGCGTCTGTCAGTAATGTACCGGATATACACCTTAACTTGCTCTTTAGTTAAATCAATTAAATCCCCCATAGCAAACGCCAAATCAATAAACTTATCTTCCAGTTCTACCATCTTCTCAGCGGCTGCGTATATCCTCTCCTTAGTCTCGTCGTTCCATATATCAAGGTTCTCCTTAACATACTCACGGAACAACTTAATCATCCCATCACAGTGCATCATCTCATCCTGAATAGACCAAGTAATAATGTCCTTCATCCCCCGCATCTTGCCTTGCCTAGAGAAGTTCAGCAGCATAATAAACGACGAGAACAACTGCATCCCTTCGGTAAACCCTGAGAACACTGCCATATGCACTGCAGTATCTGCCTTGTCACATTGCGTATTAGATATATCCACCAAGTACTCATGCTTCTCTTTCATTTCCTGATACTGCGCAAACTCATTGTAGGTAGTCTCCGGTAGTCCCAGAGTCTCAATCAAGTGTGAATAAGCTGCGATATGTACCGCTTCCCTATTAGCAAACCCCAACAACATCATACGTATTTCTGGTTGTGGAAAATAGGGTAGGTAGTTCTTGACATATGCGCCCGCCACATCAATATCCGCTTGGGTAAAGAACCTGAAAATATGGGTCAATAAGTTCTTCTCTGCTGCGGTTAAGTTCTTATTCCAGTCCTTTACATCCTCCCCCAGTTTCGCCTCCCAAGGCCCCCAGTGGCTCTGCTCATGCTCCAACCAAGCGTTGTACGCCCAAGGATAATTAAACGGCTTAAAGCACTGTCGTTCTTCTAGTAAATTATGTTTTTGTTTCATCTTCTCCCCTATCCTTCACAGGCAAGACAACTATCATCCCCACCCGCGTCAATCTCTTTAATTATATCACGTTCTACCTTGTGATACAACTTATCCCCTTTGTTAATCTTCTCCGACCTGCAGTAGTATAGGGTCTTTAGTTTCTGCCTCCATGCCTGCATGTGTACTGCGTGGATATACTTGATGTTAGCATCAGGTCTGAAGAACACATTAACCGACTGCGCTTGGTCTATAAACGGCTGCCTGTCCGAAGCGTGTTGTATCACCCATCGCTGGTCAAGTTCCATTGCCGTTTTAAATGTATCCTTCTCCCACTCAGTCAGGATTGCTAGGTGTTGAACCGACCCATTATTTGCGATGATACTTGCCCATATATCAGGTAATTCTTCTTCAAGCAACACCTTACTTTTAAGCACCTTATCTAGCCACCTGTTCTTGACTAAATGAGAACCTGATAGTGTGTCCTGTCTGTAGGTATTAGCTCTATAAGGCTCAATTGATGGGCTTGTATTACCCATAATAATAGAACTGGAGGCATTGGGGGCAATTGCCATAAGGTGTGAAAATCTACGCCCTGTACCAACCGCGTCTGGAGCCTCCCCTCTTTCTTTTCCTAACACCCCGTTAGCTAAATCTAAATGGCACCTTATATGCTTAAACATCGCTAAGTTCTTGCCTACCGCCTGCGCAGATTCCCAAGGGATATAGTTCTTCTGTAGGTAAGCATGGAATCCCAACGCCCCTACACCAATGCTACGCTCACTCCGCGCTGAAAACTTAGCCCGCTCTACGCTGTCTGGTGCATTATCAATGAAGTGCTGCAATACATTATCCAGCATCTCCGCTATATCCAGCAAGAACTGCGGGTCGCCTTTCCACTCATCATAATACTCCAAGTTCACTGAGGACAAGCAGCATACCGCAGTTCTTTCTTCGTTTGTTGGGAGTACGATCTCAGAACACAAATTCGACTGCTTAACTTCAAGCCCTTTATCCTTCAACCAATAAGGCAGCTTGCGGTTAGACTCATCAATGAAGTGTAGGTATGGCTCCCCAGTCTGCATCCGTGTTTCTAATATACGCTGCCAAAGTTCTTTAGCTGAGACTACTTCGCGCACTTCTGGGCTGTTAGGGTCTTTGAGATCCCATGAATCATCAGCGTCTGGGTCTTGTGTGCATCGGTCAATCAACTCCATGAAACTGTCTGATATGTTAATCCCGTGGTGCATATTCAAGGCTCTCAGATTCTGATCCCCCGTTGGTTTGCGCATCTCCAAGAACAACTTAATATCTGGGTGACTAATATCCAAGTACGCTGCGTAGCTGCCCCTCCTAGTTTTCCCTTGCTTGTATGCCAATGCGGAAGCGTCATATATCTTGAGGTGTGGCATAACCCCTGTAGACTTCTCATCTGCGGAACGTATCCCAAAGTTAATACCGACCCCCCCGCCCAACATAGAGAACCTGTTTGTTTCTGATAAGTTCTCAACCAACCCTTCGGCTGTATCCGCTATGGTGTTCAAGAAACAAGCAATCCCAAACCCCCGCTTATCCTCGTTATATGACAGTATTGGGGTGGAGTAAGACAGCCAGTGTTTTGAAGCATAATCATACAGCCGCTGTGCATGGTCTGGGTTACTACTAAACTTCTCTGACACATAAGCGAACCTATCTTGGGGGCTATTCTCCCCCGCCATCATATAACTATTCTTAAGCCTCAGTAACCCAAGGGTATCGAATAGTGCATCCCTGATATAATCTTTTTTTATTGTCATGTAGGGCTTTCTTTTTGTTTTATCAATGGAAACACCGTGCTTATAACTTCTACACATTCTCGTGCTATGTCCATATGTTCTTTCTGTGTGCCGTTACTACCCCGCAAGTCGCAGTAGTGTAACCAGCTTCTCATAGTGCCATTCACATACATCCTAGATAATGTATTCCCCTCTGGCAGCACTACTCTGGCACATTCCTTAGCTAAACCGTTATATAACGCCCACTGGTAATTCTTTTTAGCTAAGTTAATCACCTCCATTTGCTTCATGTGCCAGTACTCTTTTAAGTCTCTATCTGTGGTATCCATAGAGTTCTGCCTGTTCTTCGCGTCCTGCAACCTTGCTTCGCGTAATTCAAAATTTAGTTCCTTAACTGGGTCGGCGTATCTTTGTGAGTTATGAGTAACGATCCCGTTAGCTATGTAATTATGACTATGATGCTCAACCTCAATATCATACGTCTCTTTCTCCCCTATGTAAAAAATAGACTTCACTTTTGAAAACCTTGCTGTGTACTTTGCTTCTTTTCTTTCTTTGCCTGATTTTACTCTATGCGCTTCTTTACATAATACCTGTAAGTTTGTTTTTTCAAACGCTAAACTAGGGTGGCTGTATACTGGGTGTATATGGTCTACTTCACTATTACTCAAATTAATACGGGCCCCACTTATGGCACACCTGTTATTTTGCTTTTGTAGAATTTCTGAATGGTATCCTTTACACTTCTGAGCGACTAAATTCCTCCACCTCATAGTGTCCGTTGTGTACTTACCATTTTTATATAAGTTAGAATCAACCCCCTTCATAGCACTAGCAGACATCTTTTCCCGTGTTTCTTTGCTGTGGAAACCACCAAAATTAGGTTGGTATTCCTTCGGTATGCCTTTATTCCATATACTAGTATATGTCGCGACCTCTTTTTTAGAGTACTGCAGTTTGTGTATTCTTAGCCACTTCCTAACAGTATGGTAGCTTATTTGCGCTTTGTGAGCTATGTATGGTATCCCTACCCCCGCTTCTATTGATTCTATCTTCGCTTGTTGCAACCAGCTATGCTCTTGATGGACTGGAATCCCATTGCATCCAACGAAAGAATCTATGGTTATCGCTTTAAGCGGTTTAAACCCGGCGTAAGTAAGAAATTTATGATCCATAGTGGATTGTATTTTCTTTCCGTTTTCTAGGGTTAGTTCATACACGTCCTTTTTGCCAGTTTTAAATACTTCTTTTATCTTGGCCGAGGATAGAAACCTGCTCTTCTCATCATACACACGAACTAAATTATCACTTATACCTCTATATTGGTCGGACTTATGCCGCGCATATAGCTTCTCAATAGATACTTTTTTTGTCCTACCTCCTTTAGTAACCGTAGTAATTAAACTATCCCCAGTAACACAAAATTCCTGAAACGTAAATGATCTATGCCTAAGTATCTGCCTACCAATATCGCGAGTCGTTTCAATTTCCAGACAAACATTAACCATTTCCAGTGGCGAGAAGTGTTTATTATCCAGCAAGTATGTAATTAACTTCTCCGTACTCTGGTTATGTTGGTTGCTTGGATTACTCACCCTAGCACAGAAGGCTACTAACCCCTGCATACCTTCTATCTTTGGGCCTGTAGGTACTGAATGGCTTATTAGTTTTACATTCATTTCTCCCCCTTCTTATGCAAATTATTACTCTGGTTTTTACTGGAGTCCTCAATACGTAAGTTGCTCATCACGCTCTTACCCCCATCCTCCACTGGCTTGATGTGCCCTACATCTTTACCCTTCCTATTAATTCCCGCCTTATCGACCATCCTTCTGGCCTTAGCCCTTTCAAGCTGCTTCTTGTCTTCCCCATTAGCCTGCATCTTTTTCCATTCTTCTTTCCAGTACGGCGAACCTTTAGGTATATTAGGTTTTCTAGGCATTATTTACTTTTCCTTTTCTCTGACCAGTGCGGGCAATCATTCACAGGGCACCACGGGCATAGTGCCGTGGGCTTTTCGTTCCATACCCCCGCTTCATGTGCCGCCTCTACTTCGTTAATCTTACCTATCCACTTTAACCATGTGGGCTTGGCTTCCTTCTTGTGGTACTCAGCAGTAACAATCGTATCATGCACCACAAACAACAGCGCGGCCTTCACGTATGTTATCTCCGGGAAGTACCTGAATATCATCAACGCCATAAGCTCTAACTGGTCTTTGTCGGGGTACTTATCCCCGCCAGTTTTATAGTCTCCTATATACGCCTTGCTTGTCGCCTTATTCAACACGACAATATCAGCAACCCCACGCAGATAAACATCTTTATCAAAGAAATCACACGGCTGTAGAGAGTGATCCAACGCCATCTTAAACTCGACTAGCTTCTCCCCCTCCAGCCTGAGCAATGAATCAGCAATGTCCTTGAATCTGCTATGCTTACCTAAATCAACCCCGCTACCTATATAGTCCTCTAGTGCCTTGTGTACCTCCTCGCCATACATTATAGCATCTGTCTTAGGGAAAGGCCACTTTTTTAGCACCCGATTCTCATGGTATTTCCTAGGGCACTGGGAAAATTCCTTCAACGCTGAGTAACTATAGGCCATCGGTTATTTTCTTTATTTTTTGTTCTAATGCATCTTGCCAGCTCTTTAGTTTTGCTCTTATTGCGGTAAGTATTCTCTTCATTATTTATCCCTTTCTATCATCATCGCATCTGCCAACAGGAAACACATCTCAGCAATTGCTTCAACACTACTACCCCTTAAATCCACAGACATCGCAGCCATAGCGAACTTGTCTCTCAGCCTATTGTTATCCTCCGCCTCAAAATAATCGTCCAGCTCCTTGCGAGACATTCCATCCAACTCATGCTGCGGTAACTTCTTAAATTTACTCATTTATTTCTCCTCTCGTTGTAATCCTTTAGCCACTCAACTGCTTTGGGGGAGTACCAAAATGTATGATCGTATTTATTGCGCAGCTTGCGGTTAGACTCATCAATGAGGCGATGCCCGTGTCTTACGGCCTCTATGCGCCAGCCGAACTCGCATGGCGGCATACTTGGGTACCATGCTGACGCATTATCAACCCCATGCGCCAGTATCTCTTTTAGTAGCCAAGCAGCGTAATCATCATCTTTATTTGGCGTCGCCATATCGTTTCCCTGATCCTACTTCACAATCCAGTGGTAAATCCAATGCCCATGATGGGGGCTTCCTCATAACTTCTTGTATAAATATCTTGGCTTCTTCTACTTCAGCATCTGGAACTACACATATTACCTCATCATGTACCAATCCTGCAACCCAATATCGTTTATTTATTTCCATCGTCTGTGTTGATATAATATCCCGCGCCAAACTTTCTT